CGCTGACGGTAGCTGGGATATGCCTTATGTTAATTCTTTGTTGGCAGAAATGAACTGGTTTGCTAATGGAGAGAATATTTCTGCAATCAGTTCATGGAATGGGAAGTACAGTATAGATACGGTTGGAGATACACGCGGTGCCATTACCATAAGCAGAAATGTGGCTCCGGGTGAAAGTTTTGAGTTGTATTTTGAAGGTCTGATAGCTGATACCCGGCTTGGGGTGAATATTCCCGTTAAGACTGACTCTATCATGTTGACAACGGTAGATAA